CAGTGGATAATGATCCGCTCCATCTTGCACTCGGGCATCCAGTCCGCGGGCACCAGGCCCGTGCCCGCGGGCGGAGCGGGATCAGGCTCAAGAGCAAGATCTTCGCCCGACGCGAACCACTCCTCGCAAGCCGAAGCCGTCTCTTCGCCGTAGTCACCGTCGGCGCCGTAGACCGGCAGTGGAAAGCCGTGCTCGATGAGGAGCTGCTGGAAATCCCGGGGGGTCAGTGCCATGAGCTCAGCTCCGCGCAAGATAAGTGACGAGTGCGCCCACCATAACACCAACCGCGGCAATCGCGGCATCGCGGGTCAGCTCGTTGACGTGAACGCCTAGGGCCGCAGCGACGGCAATGATGATCAGGACGACGCCAAGCGTGAAAGCGAGGACGACCGCGACTGAGCCGCGATAGACGCTCATGGCTGCGCCATGAGAGCTGCGCTGCTCACGCCGGCTTGCCTTCGAGAACGAGAAGACGGGCACTGAGCTCTTTCACCGCGTTGGTCAGGGCGTAGACCAGAGGCGAGACATCGACCGACCGTAAGTCATCTACTGGCTGGCCGCCAATGACGCCCGCCGTAGAAAACACCATCTCCGGGAAAACCGTCTCCAGCTCCTGCGCGATGAAGCCAACATAAGGCGTCTTGGCCTCGGCCGCCTTGGCATGATCGGCACCGTCGTTACCCTTGTAGGTATAAATAACCGGCCTGAGCTGAAGGACCGCCTCGAGGCCCCGCTCATACTCGCCGACGATGTTCTTGATGCGAATGTCCGAGGTCGCCGCCCACGAGCCACCACCAGGCTTGTATGCCTGTATTCCGACCGTCAGGTTGCCGGCCAGCGTGACGTCGCCGTTCGAGCGGTCAACGATGATTGGCTGGCCGATGATCGTGCCGGCATTGCTGCAGCGATTGAGGGCAAAATCCGCACCGGTGTTGCCGGACCCCTCGGCCGTGGCGTTGCCCATTTCAATCAGCCAGCGGGCCGACCCCGCGGCGGTGCCGTAGATCGTCCGCGACGTCCCGGACGCCCGATCGACGACCAGCCCTCCGTTGGTGATCGCCACCGACCCGTTGAGATTGATATTGCCGTTGGCCCGAGTGATGGCGAGCGGGGCGCCTAGGCTGGCGCCGGCATCGTTGTAGCGGGTGAGGGCGAAGTCGCTGCCGACATTGCTGCCGGTCTCGGCGGTGGCGTTGCCGAGTTCGAGCACCCAGCGGGTCTTGCCGGCGGCACTGCCTGACACCGACCGTGAAGTCCCCGACGGGAGGTCGATGGCAAGGTTGCCGGTGAGGGTGCCGCCGGTGAGCGGCATGTAGCCATGCGGAACACCCAAGCAACGCCACTCGCTCGAACCTGTATTGTAAACGAGGTCGAGGTACATTCCCGGCGTGATGTCGCCCGCGGCCAGGGCCGACCCGTCCACCCGCTTGATGTTGGCAGCGGTCAGTCCGTCCGGCGCGAAGGTGACGGTGGGGGACGTGTTGGCGGCCGTCGCCCTGACCAGCAGGCGCATGCCTGCCGTGATCTGGCCCGCCGACAGGTTCTGATTGGTGGTGACGGTGAGCGCGTTCGCCGTGCCGCCCGCCGCAAGTGCGCCGCCGCGGTCGTCCTCGATCTTGGCGATCGCCGCCATCATCGACCGGGCGCTGTCGTTGACGGTGCCGGGGTCTTGGCCTTCCTGCCAATTGATGGCTGTGTCCGCCGTGGCGTTGGTGGCCGCGGTCGTTGACCAGCCTGACACGTTCTCAATATTGGGCAATGGTAGCCTCCTATCGTCGCCCGTCCGGCTTGGCCATGCCAGCCTCGTCGAGATCGATGCCGGCCGCTTTCGTCCAGGCGACCCCCGCCGGAATGGCCACTTCCATGCGCATGTACTTGCCGCTCGAGCGGGCGAGAATGATGCCCTGGCCGTTGACGGCATTGACAACGCCCGGCAGCACATTCGACTGCGGCCGCTCGCCGGCATAGACGCGCCCGGTCGCGGCGGGGCTGTCGCCGATGAAACGGAATCCGTTGACGTAGGCGCGCGATCCCGGCACCGGCTCGAACAGCCCTGTTTGCAGCAGCGCAGCCACCGCCGTGGTCGAGGCAAAGTTCATTTTGAAAGCCGCATCGAATGCGCCGAGGCGCGGCGAGCCGCCCTTCCAGGCGTTGTCGTCAAGCGAATGCGGTACCTGCGCCGGCCCTTCCATCGTATAGCCGAGGCCCGCCGAGCCAAGCTGCTCGAGCGAGGTCGCGGTGGTCGCAGCCGGAAAGATCAGCGACGCCTCAAGCGGCGCATGCGACCACGGACCGTAGTCGGACCCCACGGTGCTCGGGTCGTAGCAGAGGGCGTGATTGAATATCGGCGATGTCGAATTGGTGGGCGCGGCGAACAGCCAGAACACGCGCTGACTGCGCGGATCGACCGTACCGACGATCGCCTTCGGGCGGGTGCCGCAGTTGGAATTGTCGATGAACCAGCGATCGATCCAGCCGGCGCCGATCGGCTCGCTCGAGCCATCGAGCCCGATCTGCTGGAAGCCGTTGATGGCGTAGTAGTAGGACAAACCCCGGCGCGTGACGATTGAGTAGGGCGCCAGCGTCCCCTGACTGTTCTCGATGCGGTGGAATTCCATGATGGCGGCGTCGGTGCGCATCTGCATGGTGCGCACCACGTCCGTCTGGAATACGAGGCCGCCGCGCTCGAAGCCGCTGAGGCCCATGACGTCGCCGCCGTCCGGGAATTGCTGCGTGTCGGAGTCGCGCTTACCTGCTGTCCATGCGGTGGGATCGTTGCGCGAGCACCAGGCTATCCCGGTTGGCATCGGGATGGTGTTGCCGAGGATGATGAAATCGCCAGCCACGCAGATATAGCGGGCGCGCGGCGGAGTGCCGGGGGCATCGGCAAATTGGGCGCCGGCGCTGACATCCACCGTTTGCAGGGGATTGCTGATCTGCGTGGCGTAGATATTCGCACCGAACTGGACGAACTGCCACAGATCGTCGGCGGCGAGCGTATAGCCGCCGACCTTGCTGAAATCGCTCCAGGCGGACGGGCTGGAGAATTTGTAGAGCTTGGTGGCGTCGCCGGCAAAGACGGCTGCGGCATTGGTAGTCGAGCGCGCCAGGAAGGCGCCGCGGCATGCGGCGGACAGTGCGGCCGAGGCGACCGATAGCTGCGGCCAGGACACGTATGCATTCTGGCCCGGCAGGACGCCGACCACGTCCCCCGCCGTGCCGGAATTGAGGTTGTAGCTGTCAGGTTGCCAGCGGCCGAACGGGATCACCACGGCACCATGCTTGCCCGCCGCTGCGGGCTGACGATGATCGAGGTCCTGTCGGCGTCCTGCAGGCCGGCAATGGCACTGCCGAGCAGTTGGCGATGGATGGATGCCGTATCGCCAGCCTTGTCGTAGAGATAGAGGAAATACAGGCCGCCGTGCAGGTAGGCGTTGGGCGCCTTGCTCAGCAGCCAGTTGGGATCCGTCGTGAGCAACGCCGGGATCTTGGCGTAATAGTCGAGCGTGACGTCACTGCCGCAATAGAGCGTGCTGCCGAGGACGGAGTAGAAGGCGGACTCGCCGCTCTGCCCGGTCGGGTAGTTCTCGGTGTACCAATCCGGCGGTACGTAGATCAGCGTCTTCAGGGCGGTGGTGGCGCGGATGGCCTCGTTGAAGTCGGTCGGCAGCGTGCCGGTGCCGGCGGTGATCGGAATGACGGTGCCGGTCGTGATCATCTCCCGGCAGCGGAGCGGGGCGATGTAGTCGCCGTATCCTGGCGCGCCGTCGCCGTTGTTGAAGATGGCTTCGGTTAGCGTGATGTAGTCATCGACGGTGGCGGCACCGAAGTCCGGCCGGACCGCCCATGTCTGGATGGCGGTGATGAGCTCTGCGCGGGTGGTGATGCTCATGTCAGATGAACACTTGCTTGCGGTCGGTCCGTAAATAGGCCCAGGCGGGATCTTTCAGTTTCTTCGCGATCAACTCGTCGAGCTCCTTTGAGCCCCAGCGGATGGTGCGGTTGCCGCGCGCGATCTCCTCGGCGAGCCACTTCTCAACGATGACGTTGGGTATGCGCGCGATGTGCCTGAACGAGCTCTTGCGGGACTGCGGCTCGGCCTGCAGGCGTTTGTTGTCCTCGAGGATGGGTTCGCAGTCTTGGGTTCGGTCGATGGTCAGGAGGCGCCCATCCTGGTGGATGCGCGTGGTAACGCCGCTCATGGGGATAGCCTGATTAGGCGGCGCCTGCCGCCATGTCCGGGGGCGGCGGCTTGTACCAATTCT